CCTGCTCCTCGACGCCGCCGCTTGCACCGTGATCGTGGACCATCTTCCCGCCACCGACATAGATGCCGACATGGCCCGGCGAGCGCTCGCCGGGGAAGTTCATGAAGATCAGGTCGCCGGGGCGGAGGTCGCGGCGGTCGACGTGGCGGCCCTGTCGCACCTGGGCGTAGGTGTTCGTGCCGATGTTGATCCCGGCCTGCCGATAGACGGCCTGGACGAAGGCCGAGCAGTCGTAGGGCCGCCGCTCGCCGGGGAGGTGGAAGCCGACGCTGCCCGCGCCCGGCTGCCGGGCGGCACCGCGGGCAATCGTCGTGATCCGCCGGCCTGAACGCGCTGCGCCGCGGCCCCGAATCAGAGCGCCGCCGCCGCCGCCGCGCGAGCCCGGCTCGACACCCGGCGTCGCCATCGCAGCGTTTGCCGCCTGAGCGAAGCTGCGCCCCCAGGCGTCGCCGGCCTGTCGGCCGAGGCGCGCGATTGTCCTCTGCCACTCCGCGCTCGCCAACTCGACCTGCATCGCCTCTTTTGCTCGCCGTGCCCAGGCGCCCATCCGACCCGGAAGGTGGCTGAACGGCTCGACAATCTTGAGTGCGACCTTGATTGCCCAGGCCTCGGCCCAGAGCCCCCAGTCGATCAGGTAGACCTTCACCTTCTTCCAGTGCAGAACGACCTCGGCAGCGAGGACGAGCAGCAGCCCGAGGCCCGTGCGCGCGACGGCCGCCCGAATCCGCAACGAAGCCGCCTCCGCCGCGAGCGCGGTCCCGAAGATGCGCGCCCGGACGACAAGCAGCGCCCGCGAGACGGCGACGAGCTTCGTCGCGATCACGCCGGCGAGGATCAGCTTGAAGGCCTCGTCCCAGCCGCCGATTGCCCGCGCGACTCGGTTCAGCGCCCGCGCCATGCCGCCGGTGATCCGAACCGCTGTCGAGATTCCCTCGACGACGTTGTGGATCGTGCGCACGAAGTCGGCGTGGCGCTTGCCGCCCTCCTGGAGCGTGACGACGTAGGCGGTGAAGCGCCGCAGTAGCGGTCGCAGAATCGGCATCAGGCCCTGCCCGAGCGTCGTCTGCGTCTCGACGAGAGCCGCGCGTAGCCGCCGCTGGACGTTCGCCCACGAGCCGCTCGTCCGCGCAAGGTCGCCCTGGGCGTCAGTCGTGTCTTTAAGGATGATCCGGTAGATCGCCGCCGCTTTTTGCTGAGCGGTCAGCTGAGTATGCGAGCCCTTCATCGCGGTCTCGATGCCGCGCTCGGCGGCTGCGACGGCGAGGTTCGCCTGGGCAACCTGGGTCGTTCCGGCTCCGTAGTCGGCGAGTGCCTTGCGCGCCTTCGCCCGAGCGATCGCGAGCTTCGTCTCGGCATCGGCGACCTTGCCAAGATCGACGTTCGTCTTCACGAGTCCGCTCGACGCGGCCTCTGCCTGGACACGGGCCTCGTTCAGGAAGACGCCGAAGCGCCGTAGCGGCTCCGTCTCGCCGGCGAGCCCGGCGCGCAGGGCCTCGAGCACCTCCTCGGGCGAGGCGTTGTTGAAGCTCGCCATGTCGGCCGCGAGCTGGACGAGATTCTTCGACATACGCGCCGCCTCACGGCGCGCGAAGCCCATTGGGACGAGCATGTTCCCGAAGGTGCCGGCAAACTTCAGCGCCTCCACGCGGGCAAGGCCGAGCGCGACCGCAGCCGACTTCGACCAGCGGAGGATGACGGTCGCGCCGCCGCGGAAGACGACCGAGGCCTTATTGATCTCCTCGCGCAGGTTCGAGGCCCCGGCGATCGCGCCCTTGATCAGGTAGCTGATCCCGGCCCCACCGAGGAAGGCCGAGGAGGCGAAGGCGATCGAGCGGGCGAAGCCTCGAAACGCACCTGAGCCCGCGAGCGCACCGCGGGTCAGCTTCCCGACTTCGTTGTTCGTATGCCGGAAGTCGCCGCCGGAGGCCCGAACGCGCTTGGAGAGGCGCCCGGTTGCCTCCTCGCTCTGGCGGGCGGCTCCGAGCAGCGAGCGATTGTCGCCCTTGAAGCGAACGGTGTAATCGGGCGACATCTAGCCCTCTACCTCTCCCGGCAGAAGCGGGGCGTCAGGATCGCGCGGAACGAGCTTCAGGATCCGATCGTCGGGAGCGACGCCGTAACCCTCGGCTGCGAGGTCGGAGGGCAAGGCGCTCTCCTCCTCGGCTACGCGGCGGCTTGCTTTTTCTTCTGCGAGGTAGAGCTTGAAGATTCGCCACGGGAGGCCTTGCCACCAGTACGGCGCCCAGTGGTGCTTTCGTCCGAGCCTGACGAGTGTTCGGCTGAGCGCGACGCTAAAGGGGCGGTCTCCGCCTCCTCGTCGAGCTCGCCCTCGGGCTGTGCGACTCCCTCGGCCGCCTCGCCGGTCTCTTCGTCCTCGGCACCCCAGAGGTCGGCTTCGGCAAGTGTCGCGATCACCTCCTCGGCGACCTTGCGGCCGCCCATCAGGAAGTTGAAGATCGCGAGTAGGTCGCCGGCCTTCAGTGGCAGACGCTCGGGAACGTTCTCGTTCGATTCCTCGAGCAGCGCGCGGACGAGGTTGCGGCCTGCGATCAGCGCGTCGAGGACCTCGCGGTCGGTACTCGTGTCGTCGACGATCTCCTCGATCGCGAGCATCTGCTCGATGACGTCGATGTCGATGTCGGAGGCGATCAGGTAGTCGCGTCCGCCGATCTCGACCTCGAGCGGCGGGGCGGTGATCGCCGAGGTGGAAAGCCTGCGGCTCTCGTCGATCTTCGAGGTCTCGAGCTTGCGGCGAGCTGATGGGGCGCCCGAGCGCGCCATCGGCTATACGTACGTCTCCAACGCGGGGATCGCGCAAACAATGCTGAATTTCGCGTCGTAGCCGGCGGTCATGTCCCACTTCGCGGCCCAGTCATAGCTCGAGCCGAAGCGGCGGTTGTTCGAGAGCTCATCGTCCTGTCCACCCGAGAGCTGGCAGGAAGGCATGTCGAGATTCATCGAATAGGGATAGTTCGTCGCACCGATGTTCACGTCCGAGCGCCAGCGCGCCAGCGCGGCGAAGACGGAGGCGGCGAGTAGGGCGTCGAGGTCGGCGTTTGCCATCGCGAACTTCGGGATCGAGCCCGTGACACGGACGCGCTCGTTGCCGTGGAACATCTTGTCGGCGAAGTAGGAGCGCGTCGACAAGCCGAAGGTTTTCCGCCGCTCGAGCGGGTTCGCGACCGCGACCGAGAAGTCGTCGGTCTCAGCCGAGCCCGCAAGCCAGGAGATCTGAAGGTCGGCACGGCGCATCGGCAGGATCGCCGGTGCATCGAGCGAGGGCGAGAGTGCCGGGTCGGACGTGCGCACGTAGACGAGCCCCATCAGGTCGGCCGTCAGCTCGCCGAGCGCGTTCAAGCCGATCGAGGAGCATCCGTAGCCCTGGCCGCGAATGAAGCGGGCCGCCTCCGTGTAGGCGGCAATCAGCTGCGCGGTCTTCGCGATCGAGCCGCCGCGCTTTGCGAAGACGTGTTTGTAGGTGCCGGTCGGGAGAATGTCGAGAATCGCCTCGCCGCCGGTCGTCGCCGCATGGGCGCCGCAGCCGGTGAAGGAGGTATCCGTCTTGCCCGTGTAGGTGACCGGGCCCGCGCCGGCAAGCGAGAACGATCCCGCAGAGGGAAAGCCGGCCGTCGAGGCGACGTTGACGATCGCGGAGTTGAGCCCGTTGACGCCGGTGGCCGTCGTCGCGTTGATTCCAGTCGTGCCGACGGTCCCGGCGCCTGCCGTGATCGTCGAGACGAATCCTGAGATCTGGAGCAGGAAGACGAGATCGTTCAGGTAGGTGCGCTCGGCGAAGGAACCTGCGGGCTCGAAGAAATCCGGAATGTCGGCGACCTCGCCCTCGATGTTGCGTAGCTCGTCCGCGCGGGAGAGCGGCTGCGGCTCCGGCGAGAGCCGGAAGGTGCGGATCGGCATGTCGCGGGTGACCGTCGAGACGCGGTAGGGCGTCACCGAGGGAGCGCCCTCGTAGCGCGCCGTTTCCTCGATCTGGAGGCGCACATAGGACACTATTCAGTCGCCTCCTCAGCCTCGGGCAGCATCGGCGAGCCGTCCGGCCAGTGGCCCTCGAGCGCCGAGGCGATCTGGCCGGCGGGCGCAAGTGGCGGTACCGCCTCGCCAGGCTCGAGCGAATCCGTGTCGTAGTGGTGGCCAGCGACCGGCAACTCGTCGGGAGAGGTCGTCTCGATTCCCGCGGCGACGAGAACGCGCAGGTAGTCGGACTTGACGGGCTCGCCCTCACCGTCGGCGCGCTCGACCTCGATCTGGTGCTCGGCGGCGATCTCGGAGAGCTCCCCGCGGTCGAGGTCAGCGAGCGGCTTGCCCCGCGGTGGAGCGGCCTCGGTCAGCTCGAGCGGGTTGCGCTCGTCCTCGGAGATCTCCTGCGCGTGCTCCTTGCTGATCCCGGTGTCGCTGAGGAAGACAGGCTCGCCCGGCGCATAGATGCCGGGGATGCCGCCGAAGGTCTGCGGCTCCGAGGAGGCGGCAGCCCCTTTCGGCAGCACGAGCGCGCTTTGCTTCTCAACCACGGCCGAGTATCGGCAGCGTCACCCGTTTTAAAGGCCGAGACGCTGTAAGCCGCTCTGCGCTCGCGCATGCCAGATCCGATGCGGAGGCCCATTCAGCCCGCAACGGCGCCGACTCGGGCGGTTACAACCCCTCGCAACGGCGCTAGAGCTTCTGCGTGCGGGCGAAGCCCGGAGCGAAGTCCTCGTTCAGCTCGCGGCGCTGCTCCGGGCTCACGTGCTGGCCATAGGTCGGGTCATCCGTCCAGAGTGCGCCGGCACTCGGCCCCGTGCTGCCGGCTTCGAGCTCCAGAAGTGCCGAATGCGTTCCGTCCATGATCGCCGCAAGTCCGCTCGTCCAGATCGCATCGGCCCGTGTGACGAGACTCGAAAGACCGGGTGCTCCCGGATCGATGCCCGCGAGTGCGCGAGTGAGCGCTCCATAGGCGACGAGGTCCCTGAGCGCTTCTGCGACATCGTCGCCGATCGTGGCCGGGTCGAAGCCTCGCGAGCGAATGGCGGCGTCGACGAGCACTGAAACGTCAGCGAGCATGATCTCGATGTCCTGCTGGTTCGGATGCTTGCCCGAGACGCTGAAGGCACCAGCAACGCGTCCGGCTCGCGCTACGACGTCCGCGAAGGCCGCGTAGGCCATGCGGGGTTACTCCTCGGGCGGAGGTGGAGGCGGAGGCGGAGCAGCGGCTGCCTCAGCAGCAGCCTCTTCCTCAGCTGCGGCCTTTGCATCCTTCGCCTCGTCGGTGCGCGGCTTCACGAGGCCAAAGCCGCTTTCCTTGTGCATCGCGGAGCCACGCTTGAACTCGGCCGCGCTGACCTCGATTTCGTCGCCCTTCGAGGCGCTGTGCCGGGGAGTCTCCGGATTCTCGGACTCCTCGTACCAGTCGTAGGCGTCGGCGGTAACGATCGCCTTCTGCTTGCCGCCGCTCGTGCTCTTCTGGGTGCCTTTCTTCGCCATTTCTAGATCCCCGTGATGACCGTGACGGCCTTCGGATCCGTCAGCGCCATCGCCGGCCAGCGGCCTGCAGCGACGACCTGCCCCTTCGATTCCGGGTGCTCATAGACCTTGACGTAGACCGGCGCGAAGCCGGGACCCGGGTCGTAGGCGATGAAGCCCTCGGAGGCATCTGGCCGCTCGTCGGCGATCGTGCCCGCGACACCCGTGTCCATGATGATCGCCTTGGTCGCGGTCACCCGCGAGCTAAAGAGGATCTCCTTCAGGCCCAGGAACGGCGCCATCATCCCGGTCTGGATCTGGCCGTCGCTCTTCTCGCGAGGCAGCGCGGCGCGAAGGACAGTGTTGTTCAGGAGGTTGTCGCGCCTGGCGGTGTTCAGGATCATCGTCGCGTTCTGGAAGCCGTCATAGCCGTTGTCCTGGCTCTCAATCAGGCTCTGGGCCTTCGCGACCTCGAAGATGATGTCGGTGCCGGCGATCGTCCAAGCCGCAGCCGAGGCGTAGGTGTTCTGGCCCTTCGAGGTGTCCTCGAGCAGGGCGAAAGCCTTCGTGTCGATGAAGCGGACGAGGTTGTTCGCGAGCTTGCGCTCACCGCGGGTCACCTGGTCCATCTGGTGGCGACGGATCATCAGGTTCGTGATCAGCACCTCGAGACCGTACTGACGGACAACCTCGGACTTGATCGCCTCGATCCAGGTCGTGCGCGGCCAGTTGGCGCCGGCTGCGATCTCCTCGACGACGTCGGTGTCGAGGTAGATCGACTCCGATTCCTGGTACTGCATCGCACCGCCTGCGACCTGCTCGGGCGTGCCACGCACGAAGAGGCGGTCTGCGATCAGACGCTTGGAGACGAGGTTGACGAGGTCGCGGCTGATCCGCTGGGGCTGCTTGAGCAGCGCCTCAATGGTCAACTGTGCGCCGGATCCACCCTGTCCTGGATAGGTCGGCATCTAGTGGATCACCACGACTCTGATCGGGAGGCCTGTGGTGGCCCCCTCGAGGGCAACCCCGACGATCGAGCGCTCGATGTCCGTGGTCGTTCCGGCGGCGATCGTCACGACTGCGCCGGCGGCTGCGGTGCCGACCTGGTCGCCTGCCGCGACCGTGCCCGAGGTGATAAGAACGTGGACGTCGCCGAAGAGGTAGACCGTGATCTTGTCGCCGACGGCCGAGCCGGACTGGCCTGCGACGCCGATCCCCTTCCGTGAGGCGGCGCCCGCCGGGCCGACTGTGCCGTCGCCGGTTACCTCGACGACCTGGCCTGCGACGACCGCTGCCGAGCACGCCAGCGTGATCGGCGGCGCACCGGCGGCATAGCGCGGGACGTATCCGCCTGTGACGGCCATCTAGACCACCGACTCCTTGTCGATTCCCAGGCGCGCCTGAGCGTCTGCCTCGTAGGCGCGCTCGTTGGCTTCCTGGTCTTCCTCGGTCCCATCGCCGTCGTCGCCGTACTCGCGAACGAGCTGGGGCTGAATCTCTAGATCTTCGGCGAAGGAACGAGCCATCTCGGCGTCTTTGTCGTAGCGCGTCTCCCACTTCTCGCGCTCGCCGGGCTCGATCTTGCCGCTCTTGACGAGGTCATCGACGAAGTAGCGCCGCTCTTCCAAGCGCAGCTTCTCCGCCGTCTCCTCTGCCTTCTTCTCGGCGACCTCGACGCGCGCCTCGAGCGCACGCTGGGCCTCGGTCTGCTCTTCACCGCCGCCCTCGCCGTCGCCTTCTCCACCGTCGCCACCATCGTCACCCTCAGTCGTCTCGCCCTTGGCCTTGACGGCCTCGAGCAGCTTCTCGGGGCTGAGCTCCTCGTCTTCCTTGAGCCCGAGCTCGGCGGCCAGCTCGCGCTGGGCCTTCTCGTCGAGAGTGATCTCCGGCATCGGCCGAGTATCGGCAGCGTCTCGATTTTTCGCGGAGTAGCTCTTCGCGGCTGCGACCCATTGTTGTTCAGCGGCCTTCCAGTCGGCGCTCGGCTCGAGTTCGACTGACCCGTCAGCGCTGCGCGTGAAGCCAATCACGTAGGCGTCGGCATCCTCGCTCCAGCCTTCGCTGACGAGAACCTTGCCGGCCGTCACGTCGCGCACCCAGTAGCGGCTCTCGTTCATCGACGGTCCGGGATTCAGCGCCTCGCGCACTGCAGAGCGGATTGCCTCCAAGCCTTCGCCCGGATCCCAGACGACCTGGTCTTCGTACTGGACGACACGCTGCAGATCGAGGCTCAGGCCCTCGGCTTCGTACTGGGCGACGACGTCATCGAGCGTACGAACGGCCGGCATCTTTCCGCCGAGCCAGGCTAGGCCGGTCACGACCCAGTCATACGTCTTGCCGGTCTTCTGGCTCGTCACCTTGCCGAGCTCGGCCGAACGCTTCGAGTAGGCCTTCGCCTTGATCAACTGCGCGACCTTCTTCGGAACGCTCTTGACGTCGGCGAGGAGCTTCGTGCCGTCCTCAGAGACACGCTGGTTGGAGAGCCAGCCTGCTGCGGGTAGCTCGGAATCGGTCAGCAGCTTCTGGTCCTTCGAGTGCCCAAGTTTCGACTTGCCGAGCTTGGCCTCGTCGCCGATGCGCGCCGGCGGTTCGAACTCGCCCGCTTCCTCGAGCTCCTGGGCTGCCTCGGCCATCGAGCGCAGGTCCTCCGCGCTCCAGAAGTCGCCCTCCGGCGGTGAGCCGACACCGTGGACGGGCCCGCCGGCCGACATGATCTCGATGCCGAGCAGGTCGACCGTCTGCAGCTCGGCGTCCTCGGCTAGGAGCCGCCGCGACTCCGCGTCGAGATCGCGCTCGAGCTCACGTGGAGCTTTGCCACCCCCGATCGCGATCGCTTGTTTGATCGCCTTCTTCTTCGCGGCGAGTTTCGCGTCCTCATCGCCGGCGGTGTAGGTGTAGCAGGTGCCGGAGTCCCCGAACTTGAACCCGGGCTGTCCGTCGCTCTTGCATGTCTTCAGCGGCACGGCCGAGTATCGGCTCGCCCTCTAGAGCGGTCGCCGCGCGATGTCGTTGAGCTGAAACTCGAGCGCCGCCAGCGTCCGCCACTTGTCAAATTGGCGCGTATCCGGGTTGAAGGTGCCGGCCGGAATCATCGGATAGAGCGAACGCACCTCGCTGACCTCGACCGCGGGTCCGAAGGCGCCCGGCTGGATCAGCACCTCAGTCGCGACGCGGCCGTAGCCCAGGACACGCTCGTGCATCTCAGGGATCTCGCCCGTCTCGCCCTCGAGCCAGACGCTGACCGCGATCGCAAGCCCTTGCTCGCCCTCGGCGCGGCTGAGCGAGAACTGTCCGAGTGCCCCCTCCGGGACCGCGACCTCGACCTTCGGAAAGCGCACGTAGAGATCGTCGCCGCCGAAGAAGTAGTCCTCGTCGGTCGGCGCTTCGAGATCGAAGAGGTTCGCCGCCTCAGCGTTGTAGACGTCGATCCGAGCCTGCAGCCCCGTCTTCAGGCTCGCGAGCGCCGAACGAATGTAGGGCGCATAGTCGGCTGGCGCAGCCATGGCCGAGTATCGCTAGAGCCGGGAGAGGAGACTTCGGACGTACTGCTCGCCGGCGAGCTGGAGATCCCGCTGGGCGGCGGCCGGCAATCGGTCGAAGACAAGCGGCCGCGCAGGCATCGTCCCAGTGCCCTTCTGGTGGTATCCGATCTTCGGGTCGCGGATCGTCAGGGTGAGCGTCCGCGGCGTCACCCGGCGCTCAGGCCGCGAAGCCGCCTGGCGCAGCTCGCCCTCCAGCTGCAGGATCGGCTTGCCTGGATAGTGGACCGACTTCCAGAGTCCATAGCCGGACGAGAGCGGCGCCCAGGCCTCGCCGCCGTAAGCGCCCTCGGTCTCGAACTGCTGGCGCATCCAGCCGATGAAGAGCGGGATAACGAGCGGCCAGAAGCTGCGCAGGTCGGAAAAGAAGAGGCCGAGCCGCTTCAGCTTGCGCAGCGCATCAGCGTCATCGACTTCGAGGTGGATCTCCACGGCCGAGTATCGCGACTCAGAGCGGCAAGGGCACCGGGCGGCAGCGGCAGCGTTCCTGGCCCAGGCACTCGGGGTTCGGGCCACCGTCGGGGAGCACGGCCTGGATCGCCTGCCAGGAGTGGAAGAGCTCGCCGTCGCGCGCCGAGCAGTGAACGCAAGTGCCGCCGTCGAGAACAGCCGAATACTCGAAGCCGCCGGCGAGCTCGGCATTCGCCTCGAAGGTCGCGGCGAGGCCGGCATCGAGTGATCCCGAGACCAGCCGCGAAGCGAGGTCACGTCCTCCCGGCACCCGGTAGAGCGCCCGCGTCAATACGTCATAGGTCGCCTCGCTGAGGTCGACCGACAAGCGCTCCTTCTCGATGCGGAGGCTGAGCAGCAAGAGTCCGGCCCGCAGGAAGCGGGCCTTTGGGCGCAGGCGTTCATATTCGGGGTCGGCCGCATAGGCGCGCTCGGCCGCGAAGCCGAGCCGCTCAAGCTCGGCGAGGGCCTCGCGCCGGCCGAGTCGGTAGAGGCGCTTCAGCGGAGCAAGCATCGCCTCGGTCAGCTCGAGTCTGATCTTTCGGCCACGTAGTCCACGCCGGATCGCCCGCCGCTTCTCGGCCTCGATCGCGGCATGGAGGTCGTCCTTCGCCTTGTTCAGCGCCGCATCCAGGGCGAGCACGTCGACCGAGCGTTCGGCCTCGCGTAGCTCGCGTCCGATCGCGGCTTCGACCGTGGGCCGAAGCTCCTCGAGCTCCGAGAGCGAGCGTGCCTGGCGCTCGAGCGTGTCAGGCACGGGTGACGGCAGCGAGCAGACTCAACGTCCCATGATCTGGACTCGAGACGCGACCGCCTGGCTCCTCCAGTTGCCAGTCGTAGGCGAAATGCGTCGTCTCGAGAATGTCGGCCGTCTCGACGGCATCAACTGTCGCCCGGGCCATGTTGTTGTCGACGGTCGCCGGCGTGTCGACCGCGATCCCGCCCGGGCCGCCGGCAACGCCGAAGGTCTTCGAGATCTCAGCGTCCACGTCGGCATCGGCCTTTGAACGTTTGATCGTCAGCCAGAGCTTCGTCCCGCCGAGCGCCAGGTCGACGGGGACCGTGTCCCCGGCATCGTTCTTGCGGGTCAGGGGGCCGAGATCGAGCAGCAGCGTCTCTCCGGCTGTCGCCTCGAGGTAACTCATCTGCGGGTCGTCTCGCCGCTCACCATGCTCGTCGGCCGAGTATCGCCTTCGACCTCGGAGGCCGACGTCGTCTCGCCGGTCGGGCTCGTCGCGATTCGCGTACGGGCGGCGGTGCCCGTCGAGATGCGCGTCGGCCCGCCGGCCATCGAGGCAAGGCGAGTCGGCCCGCTCGGGAGGCCGGGGACGAAGAAGATTGCGGGCTGGCCCGTGATGCTCGCCGTGACGGTGCTGGTGGAGAAGATCGATGCGGAGAACGGACGACGCCTGCCGATCGAGGCGCTGAGCATCGACGTGGAGGTGATCGCGGCAGGCTTGATCGCGCGCCTGATGACGACCGATGCGCTGATCGTGCTCGAGCTCGTGATCGCGCTCGGGACGATCGGGCTGGGTCCATGGATGCTGACCGTTGCCGTAACGCTCGACGTCGAGCTGATCGCGCCAGCGATCGGTCGCCGACGAACGATTCCGGCGGTGATGCTCGAGCTGGCATTGATCGCGCCCGGTCGGATCGCGCGCAGCGCACGCAGCGAAGCCGTGACCCCCGAGCTCGAGGAGATGGCTGCCGGAGTGATCGCGACCGTGCCCTGCTTCGTGAGCGAGACGGTCAGACTCGAGGTCGCACTGATCGCCGCCGGCACGACCGGACGCAAGCGGCGAATCGCCGCGGTGATCGTGGAGCTGGCGCTAATCGCAGCGACGGCGAGCGGCCGCAGGCGAACCACGGCAGCCGTGATCGCGCTCGTCGCGTCGATCGTGGCCGCGATTGGGCGGAGCCGGACGATGGCCGCGGTCACCGCCGAGCTGGCCGAGATCGACGCGGGGGGAATCGCGAGCGCCGCCGCGGCCGGAGCGCGGGCGTCGAGCTCGTCGAAGGAGTAGACCGGGTTGGCCGTCGACCCGGCCAACGTGATTCCCCACAGGCCGACGTAGCCGGTGGTGAAAGTCGTGTCGGTCGTCTCCACGATCCACGACAGGGGTTCTGGGTCGCCGTCCTTCCACGCCTTCGCGCGCAAGAGCGTCCCGACCAGCCGGAAGCGCACCCAGTAGAAGTCGCCCGGCGTGTAGGACGCAGCAACCTCGAGACCGACGACGAGCGTCGTCGGGACGCCTGCGACGCGCTTGGCGAGCGAGAGGTAGACCTTCTGGTCTCCGGCGATGTGCCTGAGCTGAGCGCGGTAGTGGTTCGACACGTCAACGACGCGTGCCATCAGATCGCCGCCCTGCGCGGCTCCTGCCGCGTTCACGTTCCAGGCCATCTTGACTTTGAAGTCAACGTCCGCCTGCGACCCCATCGCCGTCAGCGCCTGCGCGCGGTTCGTGTTGCCCGGCATCGTCATCTTCCCGACCGAGCCGTCCACCTCGTACTCGGTGCCGCCGAGGCCGAGGTTGGAGTACGCGCCTCCCTGGTCAGCCGTGCCCCAGGTGGATCCTGGCGAGACAGTCCGGGAGAAGAGATCGCGGGCGAAGGCAGCGATCTGCACTACGCCGGCGACGGTGGAGGTCGCGCTGATCGCGGCGGCGATCGCGCGCCTGGCGACGACGCCAGCCGTGATTGCCGAGCTCGCGTTGATCGCGCCCGGAGTGACTGCGCGACGGGCGACGATGGCCGCGGTGACCGCCGAGGTTGAGGAGATCGCAGCTGGAACTACGGGCCGCGCTCGGCTGATGCTGGCCGTGACCGCCGATGTCGCATTGACTGACGCAGGCACGATCGGCCGCAGCCGCCCGACGGATGCCGACATCGCGGAGGTCGCATTGATCCCCGCTGGGGTGATCGGGCGAAGGCGTACAACCGAAGCCGTAACCGCGGACGTGGCGTTGATCGCGCCCGGGACAATGGCCTGCGGCCCGCCGCCGCCCGCGACCTCGGGCGTAATCAGCCTCGACTCTGCTACCGGCTTCGGAGCCGGCCCCGGCAGTGAGTAAGTCGCCCACCCGGAGGGGTGGATCAGGTTGCCGCTACTGTCGCGGCCGGGGTAGGTCTGCGATCCCCCCGAGGGGAACCAAACAATCCGGAAGGTGGCGCTAGTGCCATCCCAGGATTGGGCTGGCATTTAGTCCTCTACAAAGGCGTTGATTCGTGCGGCGGGGAACGCGAGCGCGATCCCGTTCGTCAGTGCGATACCGGCTCCGGCCGGGATCTCGATCTCGTTCCAGACCCACATGACCCCGGCTCCGATCGCCGCAGGCAGGCAGAGGCCATAGAGGCCGCCCGCCGCGAGCGTCGGCTGCACGGAGTAGGCAGCGAGGTCGAGCAGGAAGCCCGAGGGAGGTGCCGCGATCTGCTCGATCTCGTTGATCGAGCCGGGCGTGACGGTCGAACCTGCCGTCCCGCGCGCGGTGGTGCGGCGAAGAACTGGCTCGTCAGCAGCGCCGACGGCCTGCTTATAGATCTCCAACCGCAGCAGCTTGATCCGTTTCGTCGTTGACGGGTTCCAGATTCCGCAGATGGCGTGGTCGATCGTCGCGGCGGTCGCGACGTTCTTGCCGTTGACCAGGTAGCTAGCCACGGTCGAGCCTCTTCTTGCCCTCGAGAGTCCCTACCAGGCCGAGGAAGTCCTGTGCGGAGATCAGCCCTTCCTGGAGATCACGCCACGCTGCCTCGACCGGCTGCGTGGAGCGGAAGAGGGCCTCGTCGGCGTTCTCTTTTGTCCAGTAGACGGTGTCGGTCGGGATCTCGGGATCGTAAGCGACCTGGTGATCGAGACCGAGCTTGCCCTCGAAGCTGGGGTTCTTCCCCGGTAGCGCCTCTCGCTCGGCCTTCGGGCGTGGGCGTACTTCCCTGACTTCACCCTCGACGATGATCCAGCAACTGGTGGGCACCTAGTTTGCCACCTCGAAGGGGACGACGCCAATGCCGCCGTTCTCGCCCGCGCTGGTCTGGCACTCGGTCTCGATGAACAGCTTGTGCGGACCGTTCGCCAGCAGCGTCGTGTCGATCGGGAAGGGGCCGTCTCGCGACGCGGGCGGACTCTGACCGAGGAAGGTGCCCGGGATTCCGTTGTGGATGTCGGGGTCAACGCGGATCGACCAGTAGGTCGGGTCGGCGTCATCGGAGCCGTGATCGATCTGGCGAATGTTCGGCGTCCAAGTCCCGGAGACCGGCGCGCTCGGTATGTCCACGAGGTCAGAGCGATAAGCCGCCTCGCAGTAGTTCAACCCCGTGTACCAACCCTTGAAGCGATCGTAGGGGTAGCGAGTCATGTTCCCGAGCGGGGCACCATTCGCGATGTGCGTCTGGAAGTTGATCGAGCCGCGCATCTCCTTGCCGTTCGGCTCCCGCGAAGTGATGCGAAGCCGAATGCCCTCCAGTCCTGAGCGGTCGAAGACGGAGACCGGCAAATCCCAGTGATACGTGAAGCTGCAGTTCGCGACCGGGCACGTCCAGCCCGGGTTGACCGACTGGTAGGTATGGTCGCCGCCAGGCGTCTCCCAGACGTCCGAAATGTACGTGATACGCCCGTCGTTGTTATGCATCTTGTACGTGATGTCGAGCGGGATCGAGCCACTGCTGAACGTCAGCGAGCGACCGGGCTTGCAGAACGTGATGTGAACGTGCTTGGCCTGAATGTCGGAGAAGCCCGTCGTTAGGTCGCGCCACCAGACCTGAGCGTCTACCGGGAACCAGCCCGGCGCGCAGCCGCTCGGCGGCGGCGGTGGAGGCGGAGGTGGAGGTGGAGGTGGAACCGGAGGAGGCGGAGGAGGGGGTGGAGGCGGAGGGGGTGGGGGAGGCGGTGGCGGGTCCGGGACGTTGTCGACTGTAATAGAGACTGGCGCACTGGTCCCTACCTCTCCGGCGCTGTTACGCGCCTGGGCTGTCAGGGTGTAGGAGCCATCGGCGACCCCGCTCGTGTTCCAGAGCTCGTCCCAGGCGGGTGAGGTCGCGTCGTAGCAGGAGCCGACGTGGTCGCCACAGGAGAAGGGCTGGCCGTTGAGCAAGTAATCGACGCGCACGGTGCCGCTCGAGGCCGAGGCGTTGACCGCGACGGTGCCGCTGATCGTGCCGGCGGCGGGGCTGGTGACAGTGAGGATAGGTGGGGCCTCGACCGCAACAGATGCAGCCGTGCCGGTGAAGACGAAGAGGGCCGCCAGCGTGGCAAGGCCAGCGAGTCGGCGCATCGCTCAGTCCCTCGTCTGGGAGACGGCGTTCTGTGCCAGCTGCGGCGTGTCCCCGTTCGCGATCGCCGTCGAGGTGACCGAGGCCCAGACCATGCCCTTGTCGGCCGAGGTGCCGGCATTCCCGTTCAGCGCGCCCATGTAGGTGACGGTCGACGAGCCGCCGGTCGAGGTCGGCCACGACTTCGTCGCATCCGAGGGCCAGGTGTTGACGTAGGTGGTCGTGCCCGTGCCGGCCGCGAAGATGGTCGTGTTGTTCGTTAGGGCCAGGCGCGCGTAGGAGGTGTAGTTGGCCTCGTTCGCGGTGTTGCCGAGCAGGGTGTCGTCGATCGCCGCCGTCCAGAGGCCGACGTAGATCGTCGTCTCCCCGGCGTAGGCCGTCTTGCCGAAGGCGAGCTTGCCGAGCGCGGTCGAGAGGTAGTTCGCGTCCGAGCCCGCCATGAGCATGATCCGCTCGCGCAGGCCCGGCAGCTTGAAGAAGCGGTCGACGACCTTCCTCGAGGCGCGGTCGAGCTCGTCCCAGACCGCCTCGATCCCGTGCCTAGTCGGCATCCAGGGCGAGACGCGAACGATCTGCTTCGGCTCCGGGAGCCAGAAGTCGGGAAGCGCGATCTCACTCATCGGCGCTGTCCTTCCAGGCTTCGGTGTGCGCCGTGATCGTCTCGGCCTCGACATCGGGGTCAACGAGTACCCCGTCGACGTGCGGATCGTCGGGCTGGACCTCGAAGTGGTGTGGCTCTGGATCCTCCGCGTTCGCGGTTGTGTCGATGACGACGACCCGTCGCTGATAGCGCGAGAGGTGGTTCGGCTCGCCCTCTGCCGCGTAGCGCCAGCTCTTGCCCTTGTCCTCAGTGATGACGGGCTTTCCGTCCTCACTCAGGTGGAAACCGCTGTCTGGATCGAAAGCCAGGCGGCCGACGTAGTTCTTCGGCGTGGTCGTCTTCGCCACGGCCGAGTATCGGCAGGGCTGCTAGCGGCCGTTCTGCGACAGACCCGCACCCTCGGACGGCAATGGCGCGGGCTTCACTCCGAGCGACGCCTCGATCTGAGCGATCTGCTCCGGCGTCAAGCCGAAGCCGGCGACCGCAGCGGCGACCGCACCGGCATCGCGCGCAGTCGGTGCCTCCTCGACGTCAACCTGGAAGCCGAGCAGCTCGGCGACGTCGCTGACGACAGCCGGGAAGCCGGCGAAGTCATAGCCCGCGTTGTGGAGTGCCTCGAGCGCGTTCGCGATCACCTGAATCGAGCGCGCCTGGATCTTTGAGACGGTCAGGACAGGCGAGTGGTTCTCGGCGACCTCGGTGCCGAAGTTCACCTCGACGATCTTGCGGATCACCTGCCGCTGCCGCTCGGCACGCACGTACTCGGCGAGCGACTGTACGGCCAGGAAGAAGGGGTCGATCTGCGTCTCGGCGACCGCGCGCGAGCCGGTCTCGGTGTTGCCAAGCTGGGAAAAGTGCGCGAGCCCGGCCTCCGCCTCCTGGGCCGAGTACCAGCGCAGCAGCGGCACCGGGTCGGCAAGCGTCTGCGCCCCGTTCAGGAGATCGATACCCCAGGCGCTCTCTTCGCGAGTGAAGCCATCCTTCGTCGGCAGGTGGACATAGCCGCGCTCGTGGTGGCGAATGTCGCGACCGATCTCCTTCGCCTTGCGCTCGCCTTCAGTGGTGTCCGGATGCCAAATGACCGGCAGGCCGGCGGCGTAGCGGTCCCAGCCGATCCCTGCCGCGATCATCAGTGCGCCCTTCAGCCGCCACGGGCCCCACATTGGGCGCAGCATCGAGACTCCGTCCCAGCGAGCACCCTCACGTTCGGGGATCAGGTGGACGAGCTTCTCGCCCGGGATCGGCCGCGCCTCCTGGGCCCACTGCTCGATCGAGGTGATGCGTGCTCCGGAACGCTTCACCTTCGAGATCGAGCGCGGGTAGCGCGGCGCCAACCGGACGAGCGGACGCACGAGATGGCGATCACCGTCGGCGTCGACCCACTCGCGAACATCGCCCCAGACCTGCTCTTCGAGCATCGCGCCGAAGTCGAGGGCGAGCAGCGCTTGCTGGTTGGTCTCGTCCCAGGAGATGTCGAGCTGGCCGTCTTCATCGTCCTCGATGCCAAGGTTCCAGTTCACGCAGTCGCGCACCCCGCGGCAGATCGCGCAGTTGTCGTGGCGTGGGTTCAAGCCCCAGGCCGCCGAGCGCACGGGCAGCTTCTGGAAGAGCAGCGTCGACTTGACGACCGGATCCGTCTTGCGCATCTCGTCATAGACCTCGAACTTCTTCGAGCCCGACAGCTCGGGGTTGACGTCGGGCCCGCCGCCGGCGAGATCTGAGTACCACCAGCCCGCCGTATCGACGTCGGAGCCCGCCTCGCCCTGCGCCGGCTTCGCCTCGCTGCTCGGCCCAGGCAGGCTGACGAGCTGGCGCGCACGGTCGAAGAGAGTCGAGAGCCTCACGGCCGAGTATCGCCCTCGCTCACGCGACCTGCCGCAGCGACCCCTGGATGCAGGTCACGAGCAGGACGTAGTCGCGCCGGCGCCGGGCGAGGACGTAGATCCGCTCCCGCCGCCTGCTCCAGGCGAACTCGTTGCCGTTCTTCTGCGGCAACTTCTCGGACAGGCGCCAGCTCGGCGGAGTGTGCGAGATGCGCCCCTCGGCGATCGCGTCGTCGATCTCGCGTGCGATTGCTCCGAGGCCAAGGCGCGGGAAGCGGTCAGCGACGCGATCGAGCGCATGGTCGCTGAACTCGACCTTCACAGCTTCATCCCGTAGGAGATGCCGGGGTCGATGACCCCGTCCCGCACGCGCCGATCGGCGTCCGGGTCGGACTCGATGCCGTCCGCCTCGTCGCGCTCGAGCGGAGGCGGGAACTTCGTCACCGCGTAGTAGGCGAGTGCTCGACAGGGATGATTGTGTTTGTCGTCGAGCGGCCGCGTCGAACCCGGCCGGCGGCGCCCCAGCTGGTCGGTCGGCCAGCGGTTGTTGCGCAGCGCCTCGGCCAGGCGGGCGGCCCGCACTCCGCAGATCCGGATCGGCTTCGGTGTCCCCAGCAGCAGGCGCTTGACGGCCGCGATCGAGATCTCGACCGAGCGCGTGTAGCGGGAGGGCGGCGGCTGCGGCGAGAAGCCCTGTTTGCGGTAGGCCTCAACCCAGGGGCGGCCGGTCGCGAGGTCGCGTGCGTCGCCGGCGGGGTCACCGATCGCGTACAGCTTGCGTGTCCAGAAGGGCGTCGTCAGCCGCTCCTCGACGCCGATCGCTGCGAGTAGCACACGTAGTGCGGCCGCGTTCTCCTCCGGGGTCGCGGTCGTCCCGAACATGTCGCCGCGCTCGAGCAGGGCAAGCACGCGCAGCTCGGACGGGGCGTCTTGGAAGACGAGGATCGCGGTCGAGTCGAGCCCGTAGTCGAAGCCGAGCTCGAGCTCCAGGGCCGGGTCGAAGGGGATTCCGTCCTCGATGACGTGGAGCTCGGACTGAAACTCCGAGTAGACACGACCGCGGAGCGCACGCTCGCGGTCGATGTCGAGCTCCTGGGCGACTTGCTCCTCGGTCTTGCCGATCACTCGCTCGTCGTACCAGGGCGAAGTCAGCCGGCCCGGGAAGCGATGGGCAAGCGGCGCCGCCGGGTCCCAGCCTAGGTCGCGGCGATTGCCCTCGCACAACTCGCAGCCGAGCGCGTTGCGACTCATCTCCCTCGTCGGTTGCTTGCCCGCCTCGACGCCGGCGACGTGGAGGCCGAGGCGGTAGACCGGATGCTCCGACCAGTGGTGGCGGAGGACGCGCCAGCCGGCGGGCCGCTCGTCGATGATGCGAGCGTGGACGTTGTCGTCGCCGTTCGGGGTCGAGAGATAGAGCTTCCCCGTTGGGCAGGCCTCATCGAGCGCGGAGTGGACCTTCTCGCCCCAGGGGACGAAGGCCGCCTCGTCGATGAGCACGCCATCGAAGGAGCCACCGCGGCCGGGATCGGTCGACTGCTCGCCGCCGTAGCAGACCGAATCCCGGGTCGTGTTCTCGATCTTGGCCGGCTCGCGAGAGTAGGGGCGAAAGGCGAGCTGGCCGAGTCCCGGCACCTTCGCTCGTGCTGACGGGTTGACGAGCCCGGCCGGCGAACCCAACCGCCGGTCCATGTAGCGCACCTTCCCGAAGAGGCTCTTCCACGTGTTGCGCTCGCCGCCGTCGTCGACCTCGGCCGAGCGGTAGTGGTGGGCGAAGAGGCTGACCGTATGGAAGTGCAGCGCCCAGAGCAGGCAGTAGGCACTCCCCCAGGTCTCGCCCATCTGCCGCGACTTGTCGTCGGCGACGTTGCGGAAGCGCAGCTGGCCCGTCTTCGCGAGGTGCTCGCAGTCGATCCAGGACTCGATCAGCTCTCGTTGTGAGGGGAAGGGGTCGAAGCGGACGACGCGCTTGTCGAACTTCGACCAGATCCAGACCTTGCCCTCGTCGAGCAGGCGGAAGGGGTCGCGGGCATAGCGTTCGGCTTCGGTCAGCGCGAACTCGCGCTCCTCCTCGGTCTTCCACTCGAGCTCGAGCTCGCGGGTCGCCTGTCGTGCGGCCTCTGCGAGCGGGCTGGCCGACACCTAGTAGTCCTTGTGGACGGCGTGGCCCGCGGTGACCATCGTCTCGTTCACATTCAGCCCGTCGGGCCGAGAGACGATCGCATCGATGCGAGGTCCATACTTGTCGTAGCCGACCGAGGAGAGCAGCACCTTCGAGCCGAGCGGGATCAGCGACTTGAGATAGGCAAGCGCCTCCTTTGCCCCGGCCTGCAGGGGTCGGAGCTCAGGCGTGTCGATCCCGGCCAGGCGCACGGGTAGGCGACGACGGATCAACTCGAGGCCGAGGTCGATGTCGGCGTAGAAGGTATCCCCGTCGTAGTGATCGACGACCGTTGCCCGCGGCCAGTCCCAGGTCTCGGTCACGCCGCAGCCTCGAGTGCCGCCCTGCAGCCGGGGCAACGCTCGGGCCAGTGCCAGCCGGGCATCCCGTTCGGAGCCTGCCGATAGGTGCGCCAGCCGCAGTTCAGGCAGTCGACGAACGCCGGCGAAGCGACTCGACCCGGGCGCGCAGCTGCAGCTCGAGCTCGCCCGAGTGAGCGAGCAGCACCTCGGCCAGCTCGCGGATCTCCACTGCCACCTGGGTCTCGGTCTTGCCCGTCTTCGCCGAGATCTCCGAGCGCGAGAAGCCCTCCGCAAGTAGTGAGCCGAGTGAGCGCAGCGTCTGCTGCTGCTCTATCGGCAGGCTCACCCAGTCGATCGTCTCCAGCATCGCAGTCATCGACGCCGGATGCCGCAGCCGCGTCGCGCCGCTCGGATCCGAGCTCGGGGAGCCGGTGTTGTCCGTGCCGTCCGAACATGGCCGGCGAGCGCCAGTAGTCGATGAGCCGGTCACGGAGCCGTTTATAGAGCCAGGGTCGGAAGACAATGCCTGGTCGCTCCTCAAACTTCTCCTCCTCTATCCACGCCTGGCCGAGCAGGTGGCGCAGGCTGTCGTCGAATTCGGACGGGGTCAGCGCAACGGTGCCGCCAGAGCCCCGCCGGGTCGTACGATCGCCTCTTCCTCGAGGTGTTCGTGAGCCGGTGACTTCACGGATCACGCCTCGGCAGAGGGCCTCGACATCGTCGATGTCACGAAGCGCGAAGGTCGCGGTGAGCATGCTCACTTGCTGAGCAGTCCCGCCTTCTTCATCCGCTGCAAGACGGTCAGTGCAACATCGGGCAGTCGATCGGGCGGAAGGAGCGTCACCCGAGCGATCATCTCGCCGCCGTTCGTGACCTCGAGCATCGTCAGTTGGGAGTCGAGCTCCTCGCCGGATGGCTTGCCGCCGAAGTGGTCGGAGTGCAGCAGCACCTTCCAGCCGCGGTTACGGACAACGCGGCAGAGCAGCTCGTAGTGGTCGATCGTCTCGGTCGCCGACGCCTTCATATCGCCCACCGGGCCGCAACGATCAGAACGACGGCGAGGATGCCGCAGACGAAGAAGGCGAAGGCGTACATCATGATCGCCGCGGCGATCGAGTCGTGGCGCCGTGAGACCTGCAGCTCGCCCCACTCGCCGACCGGGACCGCGACACCCTCCGGCTCGGGCAACGCTTGCTCGAGATCGCCGGCCCCGAAGTTGCTCATTCGCTCGGCCCCAATGCCTCGTTCACCTCGGCCACGAACTCCGGGCGCTTGCTCTTCGGGACGTAGCGGGCTGCGATCTCGAGCAGCGTGCGGAAGCCGGTTTGCATCTCATCGAAGGAGACGCGGTCTGTTGGCTCGCCTGCAAACAGAGCGGCGGTCTTCGCGATCCCAGGAAAGTCGGAAAGCTTGATGTCGAGCGCCTTCTCAAGCAGACGCTCCTGCAGCTGGTCGGCGTACTCGTCGGCGATGCGCTGGAAGACATCGGCTCGCTCGACATGGGAGCGTACTGCCCGGTCGAGCAGGCGACGTTCGACCTGGGCGTCGTGAGTGGCTGCTGTTTCCCGCCAGCCCTCAGCCCGAGCGTGCTTGCGGATCGATGTCTCCGAGACCCCGAACCTCGCCTCAACCTCCGCGTAAGTCCGGGTAGGGCCGAGTCTGACGTAGTAGACCTTCGCCTCTCTCCAGTCGATGCGCGGCCCCCCGCCTCCGGGCTTCCGACGTGCTCTGGAAGACGACGTAGCCACGACACTGCCACGACAGAGAGTAGCGCCCCCGTCAAACGGCGCAGTTGACGAATGCCCGTACCAGCCCCTTCTCGTCGTGCAGCTCGGCCCAGTTGCCATCGGCAGAGACGAGCGCGTCCTTCGGCAGTCTCTTGACCTGCTCGCCCTGGCCCAGCGCATAGACCGTGAAGCGGCCAGCGCCCTCGCGCTGGCTGTAGACGAACCAGCGCTTCTTCGCCTTGCGGCTCACTGCTCATGTCCCGCCGGCAGCACATCGACGCCCTTCGGGTCGCGAACGTAACTCGCGCTGTGCGTGCCCCGCACCATCCGCCAGCCAGTGCGCCGCTGACCACCGACACCCTGCCTGTGCTCGCCCTGCTCGCGCTTGAAGGTGAAGAGACCGGCTGGGCTGCGGCCCTCGAAGGCAGCGAGGGCGATCTCGACCGTTCCTTCCGGTGCTTCGTCGAATGCCAGCCAAGCCAAACGCAACGCCTCGCCACGCAGGCCCATCTCCGAGAAAAGCGATTCGGCCATCTCTCTCGAGCTGTAGTGAACGTTCATGGCTTGGCTGGAACAGGAACAGGAACAGGAACAGGAACAGGAACAGGAACTGTCCGCGCGCGCCCTCGCGCGATCACGCGCACGATTCGAATAGGCATCCGGATAGCCATTCGCATAGCCATTCACATGTCCATTCGCATACCCATGGGCAACGGTCGTTCGGATGCCTGTTCAAGCGCCTTCTCCTCCTCGTACCGCTCAATGGCACTCGCGTCCATCGCTCCATTGACGAGCCACTTGTGACGATCGGCCAGGTAATCACGAATCACCTGCGACTCGATCTCGGAGAACTGCCGCCGAGCCCGAATGACGAGGTTCGGCAGGCGCCAGGCCTGGTCGTGCTTGACCATCGTTCGAACGAGTAGCTCGTCACTCTCGCGATCGACGACGACATACCAGCCCTGCTCGAGCTCGCGGATCGCTTCCTCGACCCGCTCCATCGAGAGCCCTCGTGCAAAGCGTGCCCAGCGCTTCGGGGTGTACGGGAGCGTCCCGCACATCGTCATCCCCGGCTGCGAGATGAGAAGAATGTAGGCCCACTGGGCATCGCGGGAGAGCTCGCGAAAGTCCGAGCCGCTGTCCCAGATCGAGACCTTGATCCTGCCGTGCGTTCGCGCCACCGCGGCTAGAGGTCCTCGCCGGCGGGCCGGTAGACGGTGTGCACCCTGGCCGCGTGCTCGAGGACGACCGCGTCGAGCTCGCCCTCGCGGGAGGTCGTGAACTTGTGCGCCTTCGCGGCGCAGGTGGCCTCGACGTTCAAGGTCACATCTGCGCCGAGGCGCATCTTGCGGATCAGGGCGACGTCGGCCGGGTTCCCACGATCGAGCAGCACCGTGCCCGAGAACTTGATCCCGATCTTGTCGACCCCCTCGCCGTCGACCTTCGGTAGCGCCAGGTCCTCGCGCTCGTATTCGGACTTGTCGAAGAGCTCGGTCTTCGGCTCCTCGTCGTGCGCGGCGCCGTCGGCCTCGATCTCGGCCTCGTGCTCTTCCTGCTCCTCGCGCACGATCTCTTCGGTCGTAGTGGACATCAGGGCTCCTTTCGGGTTGTGGTTTCCGTTCTCACGCTGCCGCCGCCGCCTTCTCGCACAGCGAGCGGGCGGCCCAGGCGATCGCGTAGGCGTCGAGCGCGTCCTGGGTGTAGCGGTCGGGCAGATTCGTCAGCGACCAGAGCCGAAGCACCCACTCGCGAATGAGCACCTTCTTCGCATTCCCCGAGAGGCCGCAGGCCATCTTCCATTCCCAGGGTGCCAGCGCGATCACGTCGACATCGCCGGGGCCTGGCAGGCAGGCGAGGATCGCGCCCTGCACCCGAGCGAGCGGAATCGAGCCCTTGAAGGTCGGGCCTCGCGGATCCTCAAGCGCAATCGTCACGACGCCGTCGTCGGCCCAGGCCGAACGCGCCGGCATCAGCTCACGCACGCGGCGCGCACGCTCGAGCGCCTCCAGCTTCCCCGTTGGATCGAGCAAGATCCGGTCCCAGCGCGCCTCGTCGGAATCGAGCTCGAGCCGTACAACGTCGATCGCCACCGAGCTGTAATCGATGCCGGCGAAAGTCATGCGGCCTCATCCCCTTCCTGCAGCGCGGCAGCCCCGGTCTTCGAATACCACTGGTGCCACGGCTCCCCGTAGACGCGCTCGATCGGCTTGACATGATCGTCAGCTGGGATCGCCTTCCCGCGCTCGATCGCCGAGAGCGTCCCGCGAGAGATCCCGGTCTCCTTTTCGGCATCCTTGATCGAGAGCTGACGCGACTCGCGCAGCTGGCGAAGGCGGCAGGTCAGATGCACGGTCGCCTCAGAGGCAGTGGTGTGAGGGGTTGCAACCCATGTCGCGTTAGCTCGAACGTGTCCACCGTTAGTAACCCTCGGGGAAGGGGTCGGAGGCGGGAGAGGGCGAGTCAGCGCCTTCAGGCGCAAGGACGACCCAGACGCCTGATTGGCGTCTTTTCGCGAGTCCCTTCTTCCGTAGCGCTCCCAGCACGCCCTTCCCGTCCTGGCCACACCAGTCGCAGCGAACGCCGGCGTCATGCTTGCCCGAGCGCTCGTGCAACAGGGCGCCTGCTTCGTCCGATGTCAGCCCCTCGCCCTGGACCGAGTGGGCAAGCAGCCCGTCGTAAACGAAGCGCTGGCGATCGGTCAGCTGGCCTGTCGCCGGCGGCGGGGGGAAGAGGGTCGGCTGCTCACTCACTTGACGCGCTTCATCTCCTCGACGATCAGACGGTCGCGCACGCTCGGCTTCAGGCTGGGGTCGATCTCGGCCTGGAAGGCGCGCACGAGGCGGCGCCCGTGCTCGGTCCCGGGATCGGGGACGCGCAGCGGACGGTCGGGCACGAAGATGAAGATGGGAGGCGGGTCAGGCACCTATGACGCTGCCTTCGCAGATGGTCTGGGTAGTGACGAGCTCGAGGGTCACGTCTGCACCTCGAGCTCGTAGTCCTCCGCCGCAGTTCCGAACGTCCACGCGATGCCCTCGCGCGCGGTCTTAGTCTCGGGCGGCACCCGCAGGTAGTAGACGTCGTGGCTACCGTCCGGATTCGGGGTCGAGTTGACGACCTCGACCATCACGACGAACGGGTCGGGCTCGCGATACCGATGGCCGTCCTCGTGCCACCCATCCTCGATCACGATCTCGAGGCGCCAGAGCTTGCCGTAGTCGTCCTGCTGGACGAGCTTGCCGATCTCCGGCAGGAGCTTCTCGGCGCCGAGCTCCTCGATGACGCGCCGCCGCCACCAGGCGTTCGCGCGCGTGTTCAGCACCATCTCGACCGGCAGCCGGTGGGCGGCGGCGATCGCTGCGTTCCGCATCGACGGCCAGGTGTCGCGACCCGGCTGGCCGAGGTAGCGATAGACGGTCGCAGTGCAGGGCCGCCCACGCTCGCCGAGCGGCACGTCCCGACCGGCGATGAGCGCCGGCGAGAAGTCCGCGCACATCGGCAGCCGCCCCAGTTCGAGCGCGACCTCGACGTAGGCGTCGATCACTTTCTCGCGGTTCCAGCGTGGCTGCGGCCACGGGAGCCCGGCTCGAATCCAGCTCGGCACCGGCGGGCCAGCTACGCCGCGCCGACCTCGTAGACGCGCCGCCGGGCGAGTCTCGCCCGGGGCCAGGCCCTGGATACAGGACATGCAGATCCTCGGCGCCTTCCCCGGGCCGTTCGAGCCGTCGGTCTTGCCGCCGCACTTCTCGCACGTCCCGGCGTAACGGACCTTGCGGGCGCGTTCCTTGAGCCCGTCGGGGTCGGTGAGAATCGCACTGACGTAGCTGCGGCTGATCCCCATCGCCCCGGCGATCGCCGCCTGGGTCAACCCCGCATTGAGCATAGCCTTGGCAGTTGAGTAGCGCCGCCTTCGGCCCGGATAGGGCTCTAGTCCCTCACCCTCACGGGCGCCTTCGGCGCGTACTCCCGCTGCCGCACGATCTCGTGCGTCCCCACCGGGATCTCGATCGAAGCGTGCTCGTCGTGGACGAGCGTTGTTCCCTCCATCGTCGCGACCAGGAACTGCCTCGCCCCGCTCTTGACGAACTCGACGCCCTCGCCGACGACCTCGTGCTTGTGCCCGGTCGCCTCTCCCAGCGCGACGATGATCTTCCCGTCCTCGCGCTCCTTCACCGGCGAGTGCTTCTCCGGCAGGGCCTCGATCGGCCTCAACAACACGTCTCCCTGTCTGAGCATCTTCCGCTCCCTTCGTGGGTTGGTTGTGGGTGGTCTCTGTCACAGCAGCCCGCAGGCGCGCGCCGTGTTTGGCCAGGGATAGAAGCCGCGCGTCCGATGAGCCCGCTCGGCCACGATCATTTGCTCGGCCGGTGTCCAGGCATTCACCCAGCCGTTGGGCCCGGCGACGCCGCGCGGCTCGCCGTGGCGGCGGATGAAGTCGGCTCCGTAGGTGTGCAGGAAGGCCCAGTCCATCTGCAGCCCGCCCCAGTGGGGATCCCCGCCGTCCTCCCAGTCGCCCTCGTGGCTGTGGATGCAGAGCCAGGCCGGCCTATGGGGGATCAGCAGACGCTCGAGCGCCGAGAAGGTCTGGGCGAGATCGCGTCTCGTCCAGCGCGCCTGTGCGCGGTGCCACCTTCGCGCTTCGCGGCCGGCCAGGGTGCGAGCGAGCCGCCGGTGCCGGCGGAAGAAACGCTCGACCGCGCGATCGTGATCGAGGGTGCGCAGCTGGAGGTCGCGGCGCTCGGTCAGGCTCATGCGCTTCTTGTGCGACAGGACGTGCGAGCGCGACGAGTCAGCGAGCACGAGCAAGATCACCGTGCAGACGAGAAGGGCGGCGACTCTCATGCCGCCAGGTCCTCCGCCTCTTGCTCGAGCAGTGCCTGGACGACCTCGCGAAGAGCGATCGCGACGAGCGTGTAGCCGGTGGCCGTGATCTCGTCACTCGCCTTGCCGTTGAACTCGGCCCGCTCGGCATGGTGAGCCGCGCGCTGCTCGTACTCCTTTGCCTTCTCGAGCAGGCGATCAGCGACGGCCACGTCTTGACCCCTTCGGCTCGTGCGCCCGCGTTCGCGCCCTCAACTCCTCGAGCTTCCGCTTAAGTGGCTCCGGTACGATCGAGTCGCCGAACGCGGGTTCGAATCCCGCTGGGGGCACTCCTCTCGAGGACGGTAACACGGCTCCCCAGGAGAGATCGCGCACGCGCTCCATCGCGCGAAAGCGGTCCTGCCGGCGCAGGTAGACCTGGGTCGTCTCGACGCGCGTGTGGCCCATCAGCTTCTGCAACGCGTCGAGGTCGCCCTCGTGGCTCTCGAGGTAGTGGACCGCGAAGGCGGCACGCAGGGCGTGCGGGTGCACATTAACGCCGGCGCGCGCGGCGACCCGCTTCACTCGGTCATAGACGATCTTGTTCGAGCGCCGACCGCGCTTGGCGACGAAGCGAACGAGGCCCGACTCGCGCGGACCCGAGGCCCGGTTCGGGATCACGTAGTCCTCGGGCGCGGCCGGCACGAGCCCGGAGAGCGCGACCTGGTAGAGCATCTCGCGCAGCTCGTCGGGGATCGGCTTCACGATCACCTTCGCGCCCTTCTCGTGGAAGCGCACCGTCCCCTCCGCGAAGTCGAGGTCGCCCCAGCGCAGGACCGCGGCCGCCGAGCGGCGCGGTCCGAGGTAGCCGAGAAGCGCAACGCAGAGGAACTCGTCGAGCTCCTGGCAGGCGGCGAAGAGACGCTCGACCTCGCCTGAGGAGACGGTGACGACATCGAGCTCCTCGGCGCGCTTGAGCGGCGGCCGGCGGATCTTCTCCATCGGCGAGCGAGCGATGAGTTCCTCGTCCACGCAGAAGGCGAAGAAGCGGGTCAGGATCGAGACATAGAGCGCGAGCGTCGCCGGCGCCGCGTCGGCCCAGTGGTCGAGGTAGCGGCGGCAGTCGTCCTTCGTCATAGCATCGACCGGCTGCTCGCGCGGCATCGTCGCGACGAAGGGGTAGAGGACCTCGCGGTACTTCTGTCGGGTCGCAGGTGTGCGGCCGCGGCGGGCGAGCTCGCCGAGGTAGGTGTCGATCGCAACCGTTAGCCTCACGAGCTCAGTTTCCTCCGCTCGTCGAACTGGCGCACCATCTCGACCGCCTGCCCCATCTTGAACGCGATCCAGAGCAGGAGGAAGGCGCAGCCGAGGTAGACGAGCTCGCGGATCACAGCTTCCAGTCCTGCAAGTTGAGATAGCCCTTCTTGCCGAGACTGCGTAGTGCCTCCCGGTAACGGGCTCGCTCAGCCGTGACGCCGCGCGCGTAGCCGAGGGTGAAGAGCAGCAGGGCGGCGAGGGTGAGTACGACGACGGTCACGCCGCCGCGCCCCATGCTTCGCCGAGCGCCTGGAGCATCCAGGTCACGCCGGCACCGCCTCAGCAACCCCGGCACCCACGACTCGCGAGCGCCCGTCCTGCTTCTCGACGACGAGCGTCTGGTCGAAGGCCGTCTGAAGATCGGGGTGATGGCTGATGACCATGATGCGCTCGAAGTCTCCCGTCATCCCCTGGAGGATCGAGGAGAGCGCCGCGAAGCCAGCCGCGTCGAGGCCGTCGGGCTCGTCGATCGCGAGCATCCGCACCTCGGCGCCGCGGCGGTGGGCAAGGAGGCGCGCGAGGGCGATGCGCAAGGCGAGATTGAGGCGGGTCCGCTCGCCACCCGAGAACGACTCATATGGACGTTCTCCGGCTGGACCCGCCACGATGATGTCCAGCGCCTCCGCCACCCCGTCGCGTGACTTCAACTCACGTTGCGTGCGCAGCTCGACTCGAAAGTCGGTGCCGAGCTCGGCGAGGATGCGGTCGGCCTCGGACTCGATCTGCGGGATGGCCGCGTTCTCGATGATCAGCGCCGGAATCCCGTCGCGCCCGTAGGCGCGCTCGGCCAGCAGTAGGAGGTCGAGTTCGGACTGGAAGCGCTCAAGCGCGTGGCGATTCTCGGCCGCGAGCGCCTCGATCCCTTCCAGGCGCTTCAGCTCGGCTTCGGCGACGGCGAGATGACGCCTCGCGGTCTCAGCCTGAGAGCGAGCCTCGTAGAGGCGGCCGGCGGCGCGCGCGACCGCGGCGTCGTGGTCGGTGTCGCCGATCTTCTGCTTCAGGTTCTCCACCTCGAAGAAGGCATGCGCCGTCGCTTGCTCAGCCGGGCCTTCCTTGAAGTCGAGCTCGGCGCTCTCAGCGATGAGTTCGTCGACGCGCTTCATGCGCTCATCGATCGAGGCCAGGGTGCGGCCAGCCTCGATCGCGACAACGAGCGCGGCATTCAACTCGGCCTGTCTGGCGGCGGTCGGTCCTATCGCGTCAGCCTCGGCGGTCAGCTCGAGCGCGGGCAGGAGCAGCTTCGCTTCGCCCTGGAGCTTCAGCTTCTGATCGTAGTAGCCGTCGCCTTCCTTGCCCAACGAGGCGAGCGCCCGTTCGCGCGCTCCGGCCTCGAGTGGCTGCCCGCAGCGATCGCACTCGGTTGGCTCTATGCCCTCGAGCCGCTCGATCTTCACGCGAACCGCGGCTTCTTTCTGCGCAAGCTCGTTCGCCGCGTCGAGGAGCCGGTCGCGCTCGGTGGTCAACCGCTGGTGCTCGGCGCGCGCGGCCTCGGCTTCCTGCGCAACGGCTAGCTCGGCCTCGATGTACGGCGTGCGCGCGGCCAGCGCCTCCGACTCGGCCTTCAGCTTCGGCAGGTCCTCGGCGCCCTCTAGTGCGAGCGTGACTTGCCGGCGGCGCGTCGTCAGCGACTGAAGCTCGCGCTCTCGCGATGCCAAGACCTCGCGCGCGGCCTCCAGCTTCGCGGCCAGCTCGCGGGAGGCGTTCAGGGCGTCGGTCGCCTCGCCGTGAATGGTCTCGGCGTTCGCGAGAGCAACTTCGGCGTCGGCCAAGTCGCGCTCGTAGAGGCCGACGCGCGAGACGGTATCGCCTTTCGCCTCGAGGTCGCGCTCGGCCTCCTCGACCTGGATCACGAGGCGCGTCGTCTTGTCGCGGATGCCGGTGATCTCGGCGCGCGCCTTTGCGAGCAGGTCGTCCCAAATGCCGAGGCCGAGCACCTCGGAGAGAATCGCCTTGCGCTCGCGCGGCTGCGCCTCGGTGAAGGCAGCGCCGTCGCCCTGGGCAAGGAAGGCGCTCGCGCGAAAGGTCTCGCGGCTGAGGCCGATCGTCTGCTCGATCAGCTCCTGCGTGGTGGCGGCGCTCTCGCGAGTGAGCGGTTCCCACTGAGGCGGTGACTCCACCTGAATCGGCTCCCCCGTGTGCTCGTCTGGAATGACGTGCCAGGGCTCGCCCTCCACCTCGAAATCGAGACTCGCCTTTCCACGACCGCGGCCCGAATAGGTGCGGCGAATCCGGTACGTCTCGCCACGATGCTCGAATTCCAAGCCGATGACCATCTCCTCTTCGATCGCGGAGTCGGAAAGGAACTCGGAAAGCGAGCGCGCGCCGAAGAGGCAGAGATCGACCGAGTTCACGATCGAGGATTTACCGGCGCCGTTCTCGCCCGTGACGGCGACGCAGCCGGTCGGGAGCTCGAGGA